CAACTAGAAGAAAGTTACACTCGCAACAAATTGAAGTTGGAAGAAATGGCCAACACATTGCTACAAACTGTGCCACCCATTGAGGTGTGGCGACTCATCAAGGCCTTTGCTGGTGAGGAAGCGGACGATGTCGAACTCTTTTCCTTTGGGGAGATCGATTTGTTGGGATGGAACGAACGGGCTCGTCGCATTGGCGCCGCTGTCGAACGTGCCACGCAAGGTGAGATGGAGACTGCAGAAGTCCCGGTAGGTTCCTACCGCGAAGACGCTCTCGTTTCCCGAGCTCAAATCCGTGATTACGCGGGTAAGCTCCCTTTCGGCGTGCTTCGCAACGCGACCTTGCACGAGTTCGTTGTCCAGGGATGGTTTGACCATTCCCAGAACTTTCCGATGCAATTGGAAGTCGAAACCGAAGAGGGACTGGTCGAATTCGAACACGACCAGACGTACGATCCCGCAGCAGTGAGCCTTGCGCTCATGCGACCGTACGACGACTTCCAACGGAGAGTTCTTGGGGGCGAAAACCCCTGGAACACATCCTACTTAGTCCGCCGGATTGGGCCCACGCGAGAAGTCGGGTTGACACCGAGGATGTTGAGTGCTGTGAAACTTCGCCGCGCCCTACTCCTCGCGATCAAGGCGGAACTGTTCAAACAGATCGTCATGGGTCGCATCCGCGGTGCCTTCGCTCAGTCGGACTGGGCTACCGGCGAACCCCAAAGCAACAAGTATGTTGAGCTTGCTCAACTGGTGCTTGGGGGGTTGTTGACGTTGTGCGAACATACATTCGGCATTGTAGCGGAAGGCTGGGCTTGGCTCAGTGATCTGCTCCCCACGTGGTACTGGGCCTTGCCACGCACGACACAGGCAACCTTGGAATTGTTTGCGGCTCTAGCGCTTCTCACATGGTTATTTTTGCTAGCCAGGCACGAACCGGTGAGACTCGAAGTGGTGGAGCCCAAGAAACCGGACCAGTACTTAGGTCAGATGCTGACGGAGAAGGGAATGCGTTACCGTGTGTTAGTGAACGGTAAAGAGCTGCTCCTTCCAGCAGATGAACAGAGTTCTGGCACACATCAGGACGAGATGGCCATGCCCGGCTCGGAGTATTTTCCTTGCCGTCACCAGCCAATCGGTGCTATACTGGTTACCACAAAAGAAACGGACTTACGATTGTTCAGCGTGTTTTGGAGACTCGAGGATTACCTCATCACCGCGAGACACAGCGCTCACGCTCTGAATGCATCTACGGCCCGTGTCTATCTCGCCTCGTTGGTCCCAACTAAGAAGGGGAACTTCGAGATCAAGACAGTGGCTCCGTACAACGCACCGGAAGAATTCTTCTCGCCAGAGCACAACGCCGTCGGGCCCTTTTACGATCACATTGACGTGTACGCTAAGGAGCTTGACCCAAAGGTGTGGTCTCTTATCGGTGTCACGAAGGCCCCATTGGGCACTAGATCATCCTATGGACAGCAGGTTCACAGTGTTGGCTTTACTGTAGGCGGACTCCTTGTGAGCGCCTCCGGACGAACCCTCGAGGGATCGGGCCACGAGTTGCTGCACCATACGGCTAGTACTCAAAAAGGTTTTTCGGGCTCGATTCTGTTGTGTGGTAACAGCGTGGTTGGCATGCACGTGAGAGCAGCGGATGGCCATAACGTGGCCGTTAGAGTGGAGATGATTCAGTACCTACTAAGTGAAGGAACTGAACTCGAGAGCGCGTCGAAGAACAAGAAGAGATACACATATGCGGATGCCGCCTACAAGGCTGAGTATCGCCAGCACAAGTGGAGAGGAGCTGTCACTACGGTCAAACTAATGCGTGACGGCAAATTCTCCATTGTACTCGAGAACGGTGAAGCGACGTACGGGTGGGGCATGGAAGATCTGGTTGACTGTTTTGGTGTCACCGGTGATGTCCGAAAGGACGAAGACCTGATGCAGGATCTTGTCTATGCAAACACACCCCGCGCTCGCGGGCACCATGTCGAGTTCGAAGACGACAGGTATCACCGAAGCTACAACGAAAACGCGGACATCCGCTCCGTAGAGTCATCGGGAAGTAGAAGCCGGGGAAGTCGAGGCCGCAGGCGCGAGAGTACGCTGCCGCGGGGCCCTCCCCCCGAGACCCTGCCGATGATTGAACTGAACCCGCAGGATAAGGAAGACGCAAAGATCTTTGTCAAGAAGACAGGATTGAAACCCGTCCACGGACCCTCGGCTCCCAAGTTGCAACCTGAAGCTCAACAGTTGATCCAGGACTTTGAAGAGGAAGTCAAAGCCCTGGGATATGAGGAGGGGTTGTTCGATTACCCGGACATGTCCCCTAAGGCAGAAGAATGGTCTCTGATAAAACACATCCGGCTCTTTGGTGAACGCGTGAGAAGCGTGACCAAGCCGCCTAGTGAGAGTGAAATGAAGCGCGCTGCGATGTTGGTGGCATCGATGATGCAGGAAGCCTCGTTCACTCCGGATCCCGACTACAAATCTCTGTCTGGCGTCCTAGATGTCATCAACTCTTCCATCATCGACCCTAAGAAGTCGTCAGGATTCCCGTACTGTGTTCAAGGGCAACCCACGAACAAGCAGGTGTTACAATCCTATGGAGAGAAGGGCTTTGCCCAGCACGTCCTAAACGAGTGGGACAACCTTTCATTTGAAGCAAAGAACTTCTTGAAGGGTGAACCGACGAAGAAGTCTAAACTCGCGAAGGGCATGCCACGATGCATTGAGGGATTTCCCCTACATGTCACTGTCAAGCACGCCTCCGTTTTCAAACGATTAAGTGCACAGCTCGTACTGCGGTGGAAGCACACACCAGTGAA